CTGGCACTTTTGAATATATTGCTGACGAAAGATCTCAGCCTCACCATAGCTCTGTTCTTTGAACTTGGCTGTGTAAGCTGCGTAATACGGAACAGGCTCCGTCCACGGATCTTTGATGACTTCAACGTCAGTCAGGTTAACCATGTCAGTTGGTCTGATAACCGTATCAAGCTCAATCGTATATGTCTGGTCAGGTAACGGACCAATGTAAAAGCTGTTAGTGCCGTAAAGGCTGAACGCGACTGGCTGACCAATATAGCTCTGGTAATAGCGCAGTTCGGCGTTAAATTGTGTCCAAGGCTTATACATCAAGGGAACGCGAGTCGTGCCCCAGTACAAGTTGATCGTAAGAATGTCCATTGTCTGATCGCCTTGTGGCAGATCAACAAAGTTATAGACTTCTTGGTTCTGATAAACAGATGAAGTTTGAAGACGGCGTAAAGAGCCAGTGTCGCGCACAACACGCTGACGAGCGCCGTTAATATCAATTGTTAACTCTTGGTCAGTCCAAAAGTTAGCATTGGCATCGTGCAACAAACGCCGTGTAACAAATATGTAATCGTTAAGCGTTGTCATACCACACCATTCAAGGATTTCCCCCCTCACGCAAAACGTGAGAGGGTACTGGGCCTACTAGAAGGGGTCGCTACTAGTAGCTCTTAGAAGCTGATAACATCGCCATAGACATTAACGCGGAACTGATGGTTAGCAACGGCACCAGCCGTAATATTAACAAACAGCGCGTTAGGTTGATAGCAAGTGTTAGCAGCCGCAGCCACAAGCGTAATGTCTTGGTAAGTATATCCGTTAATGACGTTAGACAACGCCACGTTAGATGTTACCAAATTACCGCCATCGTTGGTTGTACCAATGGTTACATAGGTAGAAGCCAAAGACTGTACCGATCCACCAGCGAGGTTTGCATTGCCAGCAACTGTGATTCGACGAATCACTACGTTACCAGAACCCTGCATACCGCCTTTAAGGATAGGCAAAGCTACAACAGCGTTAGCAACCGCATTAGCAGGAGCAAATCCAGTGGCAATAACAAAATTGCCAAAGGAATCCTGCGTATTTTGGCCTACTGAGTCAGGATTAGCCATGAACCTAACTCCTTACTTGTTGTATTGACCGGTAGCGTTCTGACCTTCGTTCGTGCCGTACAGAGTCAATGTCTGAGTACCAGTCGTAGCGTTAGCGCGAACATTGTAACCGTCAGAGATAATAGTGCCGCCAGTGTTAGCAGCAATATATGTCACCCAGTTGTTAATGTTGGCAGCGCCAGTGTTCACTTCGATGGTGACATTGTTTGTGCCTGTTGGAAGAACATACCAGCCTGTCGGAATGTACTGAGCGCTAGAAGTACCAGCGTTCATTGCAGTCAGGTTGCCGATACCTACGTTTGATACCGTTACGGTCTCAAAATAAGCGGCTGGCTGGTTGGTCAGAGTACCAGCGACAAGAATCTTATTTGCAGCAAGAGACATGTCGTACTCCTTAAATGTTCAGGTAGTTATAGCCAGTGACCTTGGTCATCGACTTAGGCTTGGTGCTGACGAGTTCTGCGATTGTCAAAACAGCGCCGACGTAGCCAACCTGCCAGTTGGGAAGGGTCGATTCAAAGCCAGTGAACACGAACTGACCAGCCTCATGGATGTAGAGGTTCAGGTAGTTGGTGTTCAAGAAGTACACCGTACCTTCTGGGCAATAGGGATCAGGATAGATCGGAACGCCAGCAACCATCAGAGCTTTAAAAGCAGCCTGTGGGCCGTTAGCGTCGTTGTCAAAGCCGTTACCAGGAGTGATAACGTACTGTTCCTGACCGACGAAATCTTGAGCCAAGAGCGTCCAAGTACCAAAGCCGCAAACGCCGAATGAAGGCACTTCTGCGCCCTTTTTCACCGTACCGGAAATGTACTGAAGGATGTTTTGACGGGTCGGATTAACCGAACCAGCGGCATACTGACCAGACTGCCACCAAGTGTAGGTGGAGCGGTTGATGTTGCCGTAGGTTGCTGCTGTCGTACCGTTGTCAACAGCGGCGGGAAGACCCGTGAACTGCTGAGTGTTGGTGACGTTGTTGTACAGCGAGTAAGCCATAGCATCCATCATCACGTTGGTCGCATCGTTCATACGAGCTTCGATCAACGGAATGATTGCATGGTCCTGCTGGACAGCGCCTTCCATTCCGAGGAAAGGAACAGGAGCGATCATCAGTTTCAGAGTAAATTCAGCGTTGTAAGCACCCTGCTGAACCGACGGTTGAGCGAACGAGCCGCTGTAGTCGGACCACTGAGCGTTAACGAACTGAGCACCCTGAACGGGGACTGTAACGGACGACACACCGCCCGTTGCGGTTTGAGAGTTAGCAATCAGCGCAGCCATAAGCGGGGTACTGTTGTAAAGCTGTACCACCAGCTTGGGAATAAACGCACGGCGTGTAACGTACGTTAATTCTGTAAACTGCGACGAGCTTGCTGCTGGAATAATACCACCACCAATAGCCATCGATAATTTCCTTTTACGTTGTTAAACCAAAGAGTTAAAGACCGATGCGAGTTCCCTTGCGGAGATCTTGCATTGCCCTTACCGCCTCATCACGAGCAGCACGTTGTGGGTTCTTCCAGAATTTTGACAACGTATCTCGTGCTGTCTCGTTCAGGACGCTCGGATTGTAAAACGCCTGACCAGTTGGCTCAGACGCTTTATTCATCCACTGCCAATAGTCCGCAGCGGTCTCGTGATTTTGTATGCCCTTTTCGAGCATGATCTTCTCGATCTTCTCAACGTCTTCGTCAGATGATGCTTTACCCGACTTAATCAAAGACTGACGACGCTTTTCAAGCGTTTCCAGAGCTTCTTTTTCCATCAGCTTGGCCTGCAATTCTTCAATGCGAGCATTGTTCTGCTGCTGACGGGCCTCGAACTTGTCTTCAAGCTCGATTGTGTCAATCGTAATGTCTGGTTTGACTTTCTTGGTCATACGCAAGAAATCATTACGAGTAGCAGGATTTTCAGCCAACTGACGGGCAATGAGTGCTAACTCATCGCGGGCTTCAGGTGAAAGATCTTCTAAAGATGACATGATTAGACCCCTATATCCATGTTGAACGACGTTTAATGTACCCAATGTTAGCATGAGATACATCAAACATTTTACCAAGCGCCCTATGACTTAATTCGGATTTACGAATAAAATCAATTTGTTCACTTGTAAGTTTTGATTTGCCGCACCGTTCTTTAGAAGCGGAACGGCCCTTTTTGACCATATCAGATGAATTTTCTTTGTGTGTAGCCAGCCATAAATGATCTGGATTAACACAAATCCGGTTATCACATTTATGTGCGACAACTAAACCGTCTGGAATATCGCCGACAAAAGATTTGTATGAAAGCCTATGAGCTAACACACATTTGTCTCCGTCGTTTGATAATCCATAACCGCCTTTTAAAACAGCGTCATTCCATAACCAGCAGCCAGAATTTGGCTCCGGTATAGAATTTTTATAAATGCGCTGCTTGTTATCCATCATCAGATGACCTTACGACCATCGCCAGGAGGCTTAATGGTAAACTGGTTTTTTGCACCGATCTTCGTGGGGGTGCTGAGACCGCCCAAATGATCGTAACGAGGAGGGTTTACAATCTGACCATTGTTCTGTTTGTCAGTGGTCGGATTGCGAGGCGACCCTACGCCGCGAGGCTTAAAGAGATCCATAGCTTATCCTTTACATTGTCATAGGTGCGCCGCCAGCGGGGGGAGCGCCAGGAGGCGGACCAGCAGGAGCGGCAGGAGGAGGAGTTTGACCCATCAAACCAAGATTTGGAGGAGACCCAGCAATCATTCGAGAACCAGGTGTTCCACCGCCAGCTTGAGGGAGGTTTTGAAGTAACTGCAAAATTTCGGCGTTTTGTAGTTCGCCAGTCTTTTGCTTCTTGGGGCCGAGGAGTCCGGTCAAAGATGACAGCGCGGACATCAACTTCTTGCCTTCAGGGGTTTCACTGCCAATTGCAGGAAGAGCTTGTTCAATCAGGTCAAGCGCCATAGATACGTTAATCAAGGCTGCTTCTTTTTGACCAGCTTTAGGTTCTGGAGTGGACATCGGATCGGTCATCGGTGTCGAAATGTCAGGTGACGGCGCTCCAGGCGGCAAAGCACCGCTACCTTGTCCTGGCTGATCTTGCGCCATTAAGGCCATCAATTCCTGTTCGTTTGCCATCTTCAAATCCCAAAGTAAAAAAATCGTGGGAGAATATGTTTCAGATTCCCTCTCCCACAGGGGAAATTGCTAACAACGGGTCTAACCCGTGTATTAGTTAGCGCTTTGCTTTACGGCCCTTGCGACGCATGGACGCCTCCTGTGTTAGAGTTGCAACTACTGTCATTAGCGACGAGAACGACGCTTAGACCTTTTCACTGACTTGTACATCAGTATCTCCTTTAACTGCGTTTAGCCTTACGTTTAGAACGGTAAGGCGTTGAACCTATAACAGAACCGCTAGACTTTCGGCTTGGCGTGCGGGAGCCAACATCAATACCTGCCGAACGAGAAGCTCTAATTGTAGGCTTCAAAATTCTGTTTGCCATATTTGTAAACAAATCAGCCATTAGTAACTCCTAATCTTTGATCGCCCACCACGAGCCTTGCGGGGGTTCATAGATTTGATGTTGGTAATCTTGTAGGAAATAGTAGCAGGCTTTTCAGACTTTGACAACGAGGACTGTTTTGCCCTCGGCTGGTTGCTTGGTTTTGTCAAACGCGCTCTAGCCATTACGCCACTGCCTTTGGTTTGGCGGGCTGCTTTTGCTCTGGGGGCTGGGCAGCCGCTTTGGATTCCATCTTTTTGAGACGATCCTTGAGCAATTGTTTCATAGGTGGGTCTAACAAGTCAATAAGGCTTTCTTTGTCAATTGCTTGCGCTTTGAACAAATTAAAGGCCAATTGCCGCAAATCTTCCATAAAGATCGGGCTATTCGAGTGGGCATCTACCTTAACCACATAGTCACGGGTAAACTGTTCAGGAATAAACTTCACTTCATTTGTGTCGGTCAGATGTGTGTCGTTGTACGCTTGAAGAAGTTTGAGATACAAAGTCGACATTTTCTCAAGGCTGTCTTCCACCATGAGAGCACGTTTTTTTGCTCTTGAACTTCCAAGCCTTGCAAGTTGGCTTGCGTGACCTGCTGATCTAACGCCGCTTTCGCCTCGTCCAGAGAGGACGTTGCTAATCCCAGACGCTTCTTCAAACATTGAATCAATTTCTTTAAGTTGAGCATAAAGATCCTGCGGAATGTTTGGGGCCAGCTTTTCAACTTTAGTCTGAGGCATGTCTGTCATAAACAGGCCGCCAGCACGGTTCAAAGCAAAGTCTTTCTCGTCAATAATGCCGGAAAAACCAGTCAAAGCGGTCGGCGGGGAGACTTGCTTGGACAGCAGATCGAGGATCTCAGACATGCGGCGATTACGCATATCTTGCAGCACAACCAGCTTTTGAACTTCGGGTTGTCCCCAAAAATAATCGTATTGAGGAGTCGGGCAGATCTGAATGATCGGCATCTCGCCCCGCAAGAACATCTGCTCAAGCGGGCGGTCGTAAATGATTACATCCGGCGCGGCACGAGTAACGATCTGGTAATCTTTGATCTCGTCGTTCCAGATGTAAAGGTCCGTCATCTCAATGGTATCTTCGCCAATCTTGGCCTTGAAGCGGTTAGGTGCGCTCAGGTTAAGATTGACGTTACCATACATGACAGGATTCACTTGGCTTGTCACAAGCCGTTGGATTCCTTCAGGAATAATTGACGGCGTGTATTGTGACGCAGTAACGCGATCAACAATGCTCTGCCGCTTAGGATGCGAGTAAAGCCGATCAAACAGATCGGACTTGGTCATGTAATATGTGTGGGTGATTGCCTGCTGGCGATCAAGGGTCGATACGTCTTCACGCAGAACGCCAATCGAGCCTGGGTCCAGAACGTAAGGGTAAATCGACTTTTCACGGGCAACCAGCTTTACAAAGCAGGAGCCGTAACACAGCGACCAAGTAAGAGCTTCCGTAAACACTTTATCGGCATTGGAGTTATTCCATTCATCGTGCAAGAGCTGGCTCAAAGCCGGAATCTTAGAGTGCTCGCCAGGATGAACTGCCGCACCAAGTGCTATGTTAAAGCGCGTCGTTTCTGACGAATAAAGGAAGCTAACCAGTTGATCTATATGGGAATAAATCTTGTTGTAAGCTGCCGGAGAATCTTCAGGTGACGCGCCAAACAAATACCAAGAGCGGTAGGAAGCATAGTCAGAACGCCGATCATCAAGCGATACCTTGCACTTGTTAATCAAGTCTAGGTAGAAGAACTCACGCTCGCCATGATTCTCAGGTATTCTCATTTCGCGTCCTTGAGACTCAGCCCTTGATGGTCGTTAATAACAGAACTTGGCTTTGGTCCGGTAAAGTTTTCGCCCTTGACGTTAAACCCGACTGGTTCACCACGGACGGACTTTATCGCATTTCCGCTCATAAGGGAAGGCATACTTAAATTTCCACCGCCGCCCCACATCACGCCGCCCTCAGCGGCTTCCTTACCTTTGGCTGTCTCGACGATAAACTCTTGTTCTTGCTTGGAAACTTGTTTGTTGTTGCGGGTGTAATAGCCTGACTGATGCTCACCTTCGCGGGTAGACTTGATGTTGGTCATCTTGAATTGCGATGCCAGACCTTTGAGGTTGGTGTCAGTCCGTTTGGTCCGGTCAGACTTGATGGAGAAGGGCTTGATGAACACTTGCTTGGGTTCA